AACAATACGGTCGGGATAATACGGCAGACGGTAAATAAGCCGTTCCTTGGGTTCATACACAGTGAACACCTCATAGTCTGATGTACGGAAGCTCCGTGTCAACAGGGCTTCATGCAGCTTTTCGAGATTCGCTTCACGGTTCTTGTCATGCTGTTGTACACCGTAGGAATGGAGCTTCCCCCGACGAGCCTTTTCATCGGCAAGTCGGAGGTTCTCCATTGAGATTATCTTATCGTATAAGTTACCTATACGCTTCATTGCTCTGCTTTCTATTCGGGGTCTTCGATAGCCCATACAACAGGCGTTTCTACCAATCCCTTTCGGTTTTACTTGAAGTTTTTTGCCAAGTGGCAAGGTCGCTGTCCTATATTGTATCATATTTCACAGGCTGTGAACCTGTTCCGTATAACCTGTTTTATTAGCATAGGTGAGAGCCGATGTTCGCATTCGTATTCGAGGGCACGTTATTCGAATTCGCATAAGCGAAGCCTGCATTCGCACCGTTATTCGCATTACCGCTGAACAGAACCCCACGAGGGCAGCCAACCTGTTTATTTCATTATTTCAATATCACACTTACTCGCTCAACCCTGAGGACGCAGGACGGGACGATTCGCGCTCCCACAGGGGGAGCGGTTCGCTCATCGGGCTATGCGCTTTTCGGGATAAAGCAGAGGCGAGAGCCGAGGTGCGCATCCGTACGCGAGGGCACGCCATCCGAAGCCGCAGAAGCGAAGCCCGCACCCGCACCGAAAGACGCACGACCGCCGAACAGAACCCCACGGAGGGTTTCTGATGTTGGAATGTTCGTATAGTGATAGTCACAGAAGTAGGTCGTACTGCCGCCGCCCACAGCTGTTGGCATAATATCGCCGTATTCGCCACCGATAATTGTCTTGACATATCCTTCGTTGCGTGCCTCGTTCCCGGCATGACGATAGCCTGTGTAACCGCTGTCCGTGAAATTAGCCGGGTCGCTGCATACGAACACCTTGGATAGGTCGTCGCCGCCGTTGGCTGTTGTCGGGCTGATACGCACATTAATACCGTCAGTCCACTGCCACAGATGTCCGAACGGGTTCTCCACGCCTCTGTATCGTGGCACGTTGAATGTCTTTGTGATAGAGCCACCTGCGTCGGTGTTGTCAACCGTGTAAGCCACAACACCTGTACCGTTACCGAGGCTGTCTGTGGTACCGCAAGGAACGAACGGAAAATAGCCGTTGAACGTGTTCCAATCTCCGTTCCATGTCGTTACGCCGTCGCCAAGCCCGCCCTGCTTGTAACCGTCGGAGGTCAGCTCGGCATTATACGCCGCCTGTGAGTTCAGTGTGGCGTATTCAATCACGAACAGCCAATAGAGCGTCTTGTGTGCGTCGTAGGTCATACAGTTCCACTCCGTTGAGCCGCTCTTGCGGTTACGGGCGTAAGTACGGAAATTCGTGCGGCTGATCTGCGTTGCCGGGCAACCGAGGAACGAGCGGTATGTGCCGTCGTAGGCTGAGTTATTATTACCGCCACGGTAATCTGCGTCGGTGTTGGCAACGGAGGCAAGTTTGTTCGTGCTGCGCTGTACGGTCGCCTCATAAGCCGACACATACATTTTCGGCACGAAGTGATAGCCGGGCAGCGGGTATTCGGACATCATCGCCGTGAGCTGTGTGCCGACAGTTGAGAATTTTTCATAGTGGTCGGGTATCTCGACCATCACCTGTCCTCGTGAGCCGTCGCGCGTCTGCCCCACCCATGTAGTCGGGTTCAGGTATTCGACAACGTTACCGTCGTCGTCCAACAGACAGCCCTTCATGCGGCTCTGAATAGGGAGGCTGCGGTGGAGGTCACTGCTGCCTGTGCGTGTCAGCGTCGGGCTGCTCACAGAGCTGTCGATAATAACGCCGTATGCACATTGGCTCTCAACGTAAGGCAGGAGGGCGGCGAGTTTCGCCTGTTTGCTCTCTCCGTCCTCGTCGAGGACATGGGTAATGAGGTTGAACGGGTTCGTCCCGTCAACGGCGGGCAGGTCTTGCAGACGTTTGCCGTTCTGATAGGCTGTTATCATCTGAGCGATGATAGTTTCTTGTTCTGATGTCAGTGCCATAATTCTACTTATTATTAAATGTTATTACTTTGTTATATCACTGTTATGCGATTGTTAGTTGAACAGGAACGAGCCGTCGGACGTGAGCAGGGCGGCTGAGCGGCTGTTCACGAGGGCAAGCCCGGCACGGCGCACCTGTATCTCAATGGTCTTGAACAGGGCTGTGTTACCTGTCGGAACGACGTGGACGACGGATGTGCCCTCCTGTCGCACCGTTATACGCCCGTCAGGGGCGACAGACACGGCGTTATTATCGCCAAGGTAGAGCACGTTCTTTACAGCGTAAGACGGCTCTAAAACGGCTTGTACGAACAGCTCGGCGAGGTTACCCAAGGTTATCTGTTTGGGATATTCGACGGTCAGGGCTGTCGGGTATAATCCGTGCGAAACTACCTGAGCGGAAGCCTCGATAATCTGTCGGCACTCCTCCGTCGCTTCATTGGCGTTGGTGGTCGCCGTCACAGCGTTCGCCGTGGCTGTGTTGGCGTTGGAGGCTGCTGTGGACGCTGCCGTTGCCTGTGTGTTGGCGTTGCCCGCAGCGGTGTTCGCAGAGTTGGCGGCGTTGATAGCCGTTGTCTTAGCCTCCGTTGCAGCCGTCGCAGCGTCGTTGGCGGTCTTAGCCGCTGTGTTGGCGTTGGAGGCTGCTGTGGACGCTGCCGTTGCCTGTGTGTTGGCAGATGCAGCTGACGTGTCGGCTGATGTCGCCGCTGTGTTAGCTTTATCGGCGGCGGCGAGGGCAGCTTCTTTCTCAGCCTTGATGTCCGTTATCGCCGTTGTCACTTTCCCGGCAGCGGTGTTAGCAGCCGACGCAGCGTTATTGGCAGCGGTTGTGGCTGTGTTGGCATTCGACGTAGCCGTGTTCGCCTTGGAGGTAGCGTCCGAGGCGTTCTTTGTCGCTGTTTCTGCGGCGTTTGCGGCGGCGTTTGCAGAGGTTGCAGCAGAGTTAGCCGCAACGGTTGCGTCCGTCGCAAATTGGGCGGCTGTGTTGGCAAAATCGGCGACGGCTTTCGTGTCCTTTGCGGCGGCGTTAGCGTTATCCGCAGCCTCCTCGACGAACTCCAAGGACACAGCGACCGATTCGTTATTCGCATCTGTGCCGAGCGTCAACAGCCCCTTTAGGCTGTCCGCCAACGGCATTTGGGATATAGGTATCTTCTTCATATCGCGATATATGTTTAATTACTTATCCGGGGTTAAATCAATGAAGTCCTCGTAGTCCTCCGTACAAACAGGCGTGCCGTCCTCGGTACAAAGGATGATGTCGTCTGTTATGCGGAAGTCACGGTGGAACACCAACGTTAGCGTGAACTCGAGCCATATCTTGCCCTCGGGGAAGAAATTCGTCACCTGACACTGCTTGTAATAACAGGGGAAGGTTGTCTCGATGTCACGCACATACAACATACGTTCGCCGGGCTGAATGAGGGCGTACAACAGAGCGTCCCAATTCCGCCACAGCTCCGTCAGGCTGTCAGCCCTCATCAGGCAGGTCAGCTTCACGTCCTTACTCTTATAGCGCACGTTCTTATCAGTGACAATGGGCTGTCCGTTGCTGTCCTTGACTATCTCGCCGTCGCTGTCACGCTGATATACACGAGAGCCGTCGTATATAGCCCCGGCGACGGACGGGATGTTACGCAGGAGGTTAGTCTTGATCTGCGGGGCTTTCTTTATCTCGGCGAGTGAGCCGTCAAGCACACGCACGCCGTAGGTTGACAACAGCACGTCATCGAGGTCATAGTCCTCCGATACGAACAGGCTGCTCTTGGGTGTGATTGCCGTATCGCCTGACAACGGGAAGTCGTCAGCGAATTTCAGGGTGACTGTCTCGAGCGTTCTGATATATTTATAGTTCGGCTGTGACACGAGGCGGAGCGTGAACGAACGCCCGATAGAGGGGCTGTTGAACTCATGGTAAGCACCGTCGCACAACAGGTCTATCATGGTAAACAGTGCGCTCATACTGCCCGACACGGCGAAGCTCAGCTGCACCTCGTGGGTATTGAGCACGGGGGCTTCGAGGTCAGGTTCAACACCGTCCTCCTCCTGCCAATCGTTCGTCGTGACAGTCTTCAACGGGGGAAAAGCGATAAGCTCGTTCCACCCGTTCTCGGTGACATATACGCCGTACTTATCGTAAGCGTCGTTACCGTCTATGTATAACCGTCCTGTCATCATAAGATTATAGCGTTATCATTTACATTCTTAATCAGCCCGCAACCCTCCTCACTGACAGCCCGAACGACCGTCCACCCTGAGGCGTTCAACACAGCCCGTGCGCCCCTCATGAGGTACACGGTGTGAGAGGACATCGCCCTGCAGTTCACGGTAGCCGTCGTGTCGCCGACGATAACGGCATTTGCGGGGTCTGTCAGCGTTATCAACCCTGCGTCAATATAAACGCCCCAACGCTCCACGTTAAACGGCTTAAATCGCCGCAAAGTGGCTATGTCGGGGAAGCGGTGTTCCATACAGAACTCCATTCCCTGAGGTGTCATAAACAGGCGCACGATATCCTCGACCGTGCGCTCTTTCCCGGTAAACAGGGCACAGGCTCCGAGCTTACGAGCCTGTGCGTATATGTCTTGTATCAACTTCTCCATAACGGCTGTGTGTTATTTGACCTTAATTCCTTTCACTGATATATCGTCGAGGGAGTTCTTGACGGACTTCAACGACGTTTCCATACGCTCGAGGCGGGCTCCGAAGCCCTCTGTCTCGCTCTCGATGTTCAACACCGATTGGAGGATAAGCCCGGCGGTGGCGGCAACCTGTTTCGTCAGTTCGTTGATTGAGTAGGTGTGCCCCTGTATCGCTGTGGCTCGTCCGTTCAGCTCATCGACGCTCTCCTGTGAGGCGGTGGCTATGCCGCTCGAGGAAGCCTCGCGCTCGGCTGTGACCGTGAACGTGTTCTTTACACTGTCAGGCAGGTTCTCCCATATTTCAGCGAATTGGTCGCCGACAACATTCAGGTCGTTGGCAAAGTCTGACATGGAGTTGATAACAGCGTCGAGCGACTGAAACTGCCCGTCCTTGAACCACTTCTGTTTATACTTGTCGAATATCTCGCCGAGCGGCTCTTCGAGGAACTTCTGTACGAGCATATTCTTCATGATGTCAGCCACGATTTCGTTCACCTTGTCGCCCCAAGCCTCGGCGTAATCCTCACCGTCTTGGAACGCCTCGAAGAACGCATCTCCAAGCTCAGAGGCAATGTCGTCGCTCGAACCACCGATGATTTCCTCCACCATATCGTTGATAACCTCCAACGCCTGTTGTCCGAGCTCCTCTATCTTCTGTTCCCACTCGGCGATTTGGTCGTTATCGGTTTTCTTCTTGCTGCGCTCCGTATCGATCTGCTGTTGTATCAGCACCTGCTGCTCGGCGATGTTCTTCAATTGGTCTTGGGCTGACGAGTACTTGGATTCACCGAGAGCCTTGTCAGCCGTGTATTTCATTTTGCCGTAAGCGTCCGTTATCTTCTCGATAGAGCCCGACAGAAGCTCTGTGTTCTTACTCGCCTTTCCGAACGCCGCCGACATCGCCCCCCAAAAATCATGGGCGGCGAGTTTCGCCTGAACGAGTTCCTGCCGTATCTGCGTGATAGCCTGTTGCACGGTTTTCAGGTATGAGCCCGCAGCGGTCGCCTGTGACGAGCGCACGGTGTCTTGGTTGTCGAGCTCCCACTGTAACTCGTCGATACGGTTCTGTAGGTTATCGATTTCCTTCTGTTTGCTCTCGTCGTTATTAAACAGCCCGATAATAGTCTGTGCTATCTGCATGGCTGCCCCAATAATGGCGAGGATAACAGAGGCTTTCTCGACGGTCTGTATAGCCGCCGAAGCCGACGCAGCTGTTGCTGTTGTCGCCGCCGCTGACTGTTGTGTCAGGGTGACGATGCTGTTTACCATTGACAGCGTTGATGTGGCGATTTGCCCGGCTGATTCAATAATATCGCCGACCGTTCCGCCGATAGCCTCCCCGATACCCTCAAACTCCGTTTCAACCTCCTGCAGGGTCTTATACAGGTCTTGCCACTCCTTGATAGAGCGTTTATCAGGGCGTTCGCTCGTCTTCGCACGCTGCTTCTTGACTGATTCCTCAGCCTTGGCAACCTTGGCACGGGCTGTTGATAAGTCCTTTTCCGAGGCGTTGCCCTGCTTTTCGAGTTCGTCGAGGGCTTTCTTCGCCTTTTCGAGTTCCTTTTCAAGAGCCGCCAAGGACATCTCGGCGATATCGTTACACCACGCCTCGTAGGTTTCCTCACGGGAGGCAAACTCATAGTCAACGGCTTTCAGGGCTTCATCAGCCTGACGGTTCAGCTCGTTGACGTTGCCCTGTGTGACACCGTCACGCAGTTCGGTTGTCGTGTTACCATTATCGTCTTTCTTATACAGAGCCTTGCGGCGTTCCGCATACTCCTCTTGTATTTTCAGGCGTTTTTGCTCGTAGGACATGATATCGGACAGTTCGTCCTCCAAGATGTCTTTCACGCCCTTTGCATAGGTTTTCTCAACATTCTCCCTGCCTTGGTCTATCTGTGTGCGCTGTGTATCGGTCAGCCCGTCGTCGCCTGTTTCGTTCCCGGCTTTCTTGTTTAGGCTGACGAACTTGTTCTTCATTTTTTCAAGCTCATTCAGCTCCTTAGCCTTCTCGTTATCAAGCTCCGCCATACGCTTCTCGTGCCCGTCTTTCATGAGGTTGAGCTTCGTCTTTTCGTTCGATACCATAAGAGCCGCCTCCATTTCGCCGATAGACACGAGGGCTTGCTGACGGCGTTGGCGTTCCTGTTCGAGCTTCTGTGCGGCTGACGCTTCGGTATTCGAGATAGCCCCGGAGCGACGCTGCAGGGCGGCGAGTTCGCGTTGCTGTTTGGTGTCAATAGCGGCACGCTCAGCCTCCAAGTCGCGCAGCTTATTCTCGTCCTCAATGGCGTTCGAGGTGAGAGCCATTGAACGTTTCTGCAGTTCAATCTTCTTGTCGGCGAACTTCTTCTCCATGTTCGTCTGTTCCTGTAACGCCGCCTCATACTCCGCCTTGGCTTTCTTGCGGTCGGCGGTCGACTTGGAGGTGTCATACATATTGCCACGGGCTTTCGCCTTAGCCTGTTCGAGTTCCTCGTTACGCTTCTGCCACTTAGAGACCTCGATTTCAAGCTCCTTGCTCTCACGGGCTATAGTGGCTGTTTCGGAGGCGGCGGCGTGTACGCCCTTACCCCACGCTGCGACCTTGTCTGTCACGTTTTCAACGCCTGTACCGAACTGTAAGAATCCGTCTGTAAGTTCTTTCAGCCCCGACTTAATACCGTCCGTATCAAGCGTAAATGCGGCTTTCAACACCTTTCCGAGAGAGGAGGCGATAACGCCGATAGACTTGAAGCGGTTGACGACGTTCGTTTTCAGGGCTTCCCAAAAGTCCTGTATCGCCTGTTTGGGGTTCGAGAAAGCGTTGTAAATCGCTTTTCCGACCGTGATAACAATCTCCTTCAACTGCCCGAGCACGCCGCTGACATAGCCACTTATTTCGGCGAATTTCAGCTGTCCCTCGACCGTTGAGTTCATCCACGTGTACACGGTCTGCAAGGCTATCACAATAGCCGCAAGGATAGCTCCGAGCGGCGTTGCAATGAAAGCCTTGGCTGCTCCTGTCATTCCGTTCATGCCCGTAATAACAGACTGAACAGGCTGCGGGAGCTGTCCGAGGATAGACTTGTAGTTATCATACCCGCCGAGCATTTTCACCATCATAGAATCGTGTCCCTCGATTTCCTTGGTCACGTTCTGCATCTCAGCCGCAGCGGTCTGCTGTGAGGTCTGCAGGGCTATCATCTCGTCCTGTGCGTTGCGGAGGGATTCGGAGAGTGAGGTGTACGTTGCCGCCGCCTGTTCAACAGCCACAGCGTCACTGTCCTCCGCCTGTGTGAGTTCATCGTAGGCTGCACGTGCTTCCTCGACCGCCGCCTGTATGGTGTTTATCTTCTCCTGCTGTTCCTCGATAGCCCGGTTCAACTGATAGAGCGATTGCTGTGCGTCAGAGGCACGCCCGCCGAGGTCAGAGCCGAGGGCTGCTGCGGCTTCCGCTGCGCTGCCCTGTATGTCGTTGAGTTGGTCTTTCAGCTCGACGAACTCCTGTGTGAGGGCTGTCGTATCGCCGCCGTCTGCGGCAACCTGTGACAGCTCTGCGGCAACGCTCTGAATGCGTTCTTTCAGCTCGTCAACAGCCCGCATATCCTCCTCGCTGTTATACAGACGGGGTATAGACACCGATTCGGTACCCATACCCGCCTCCGATTTTACGGCTTCAAGAGCCGCCCGGTAAACCTCTGTTTCCTGAGCTAACTCCTGTATCTCTTTTATCTGTGCGTCGATGTCCTTTGTTATGGCTTCGAGCGTCCCGGTGTCGCCCTGAGCGAACGCCTCGGCAGCGTCCTCTTTCCACTTATCCAACATCTCCGTATGATTTGCGAGGATGTTCTCGTTCTGTTGGATGATATATGACAGCGCACCAATCTTCTCCTCGGCTGTGCCGAAGTCCATGCCCTCGATTTCCTTGCCGACACCACGAATGGCTGCTTCGAGAGTGTTGAAGCCCTGCGCCGCCCCCGCCGAGCTGAAAGCCCGGTCTATCACTGCGCCCTGTGACACAGCCTCCTCGCCGATTTGGGCGAACAGCTGCTTGCTTGCTTCCGCACTCTGTCGGAGTTCGTCGAGGTCAAGCCCCAACCCGAAATACTGTTTTCCGTTATCGTTGTCCATCGCCTGTTATTCTATTGAGTCAAAAAATTGTTTCACCTTGTCTCTGTTGCGGGGGTCGTCAGCCATGATTACCTCCTGTGCCTTGCCGTCCTTGTTGCGCTTGCTGTTGTAGGACGGAATAACAGCCCCGTACATCACGAGGTTGACGTATGACATATCGTACAGGACGTACTCAATGGGGAGGTTGTAAACCTTGACTGTGCCCGCTATTACTGCCCAAATGCTGTCGTTTCGCTCTCCACTTTCGTCGGTTGCAGTAGGTTGACTTCTATCAGGAAAGTGGTAAGTGCGAAAAAATCGGCTATCTCCATTTGTCTGAGGAGCTGTCCTGTCAGGGCGTGAAGCTCATGCGGCGACAGGTTCTCGAGCAGCTCCTTGGTGAGCGCAGCCTTGCGGTCGACGGTCTGTTCAACCTCGACGGTGCGACGGAACTTGATAAGCCCCCACAAATAGCGTTTTTCTTTGATTTGCGGGGCTTTCACTGTTTCCGTGAGGTGTTTTGCACCAAGGATAAGTATCGCCACGATTTCGCCCAAAACAGCGCAATCCTTGGCAATATTCAAACTGCCCTCCAATATCTTATCTGCTGATATTACGGTACGGGGTAAACGTGAAACAGCCTCCGAAGCGAGTATCAGGGTGGCGACACTCGGAGGGGCTGTTACATATTTCTTTGTTCCGATGACGACCTCCACGGGTGCTTGGAGGACAGCGTCAGCGACTTTTTTTTCTGTCGTAGGTTCCATAGTGGATGAATTTATAGTTTTAATTGGTTGCGGGAGCAGGATTCGAACCTGCGACCTTCAGGCAGTGAACCTGACGAGCTGTCCTCTGCTCTATCCCGCGATAAACGGCGACGGAATGTTTAATGACCCCCGCCGCCACAGGGTCGGGGAGATTGGGCTATTCGTTATTTACTTGGTTGAAGTGGAAGCGGTGTACGGCTTGACAGTCTTACCCGTCTTCGGCTTCAAGCAGCGTGCAACGTAGTGAAGCAGCTTACCGTCGGCTGTGCTGTAAGATTCCTCAACACGGAGGTTACAGCGGTCGATTTGGCTACCCTCGCAGGTATCGTCCTCAGGGGTGATACGGAATGCGTGCTCACCGCTGATAATACCGTCGTCGTCAGTGAACGGGGCTGCCTTGCCCTTCTTGACGAACAGGTCGAACTCAAACTGATAGGTGGTCTTCGCGTTGCGTGCGTCCACGATATCGCCGCCCTCTTCTGTGGCGGTTGTCTCTGTCCCGGCTGTCGGAGTGATTTTCGTTGTGCCCTCTTTCGGGGTATCAATCTCTTTCCAATCCGTTCCGGGTGCGCCGTCTGTGGAGGTGGTGTGCTCAATTTTGCACTTACCCCAAGATAATATTGACATATTGCGTATGGATTAAAATTGTTAATTACTCAGTTCAATTCAATAGGAGCGTTATCATCGCCGTAGTAGTCATAGCGGAGCTTGACAACGACGAAGTGCTGATTGATGTCGCTCTCCTCCTCGGTATAGATAGTCTGTTGCAGTTCGAAGCGGTAACAAGAAATGGCGGCTGACAGGCTATCAACCCAATCAGCGGCGGCACGCTCGAGTTCCTCGGTGCGCTGTCCGTCCTCGACGAACACTCCGTTGCTGTACGGGTCGATGTCAGGCACATAGATATTTACAGTGACGACGCCCTGTTGTATCTCCGTCGGAGTGCCTGTCGTGAAAGCCACAACAGCGTCCTCCAAGCGGCTGTCACGGGGACGGTAGCCACGCCTGTACACAGCCCCCGAAATCATCGACGAAATGGGGCTGTGTCGCAGGAGGTTGTAAATGTCCGTTTGTACCTGTTTGCCTGTCTTAGCCATAACCTTACTAACTTAAATCTATAAATCAATTAACTACTTAGAACTCAACCGTTTCAGGATTTCAGGAACGAGCTGTTGCGCAAGCAGTTCTGCGCTGTCTATGACATCGTAGCCCTTGGCTGACACATACGAGGCGTAATGCATACCCGCAACCACTATCAGTACAATTCCCTTGGGGAATTTGCTGACGAGCTGCATGGCGAATGCCTTGCCGTCGGTCGCTCCTTGCGTCCCGTTCTTTACCGGGGTAAAATCACTCATCTTGGCAACCTGTCCCTCAACGACCACGACATAGCCGACGGAGCTTCGGAGGTTAGCCGTCCAATCGATATAGTTCGGTTGGTGCGGCGGTATATGTTTCAGCCCGGCGGGGTTCATCGAGGGAAGACTGCGTGCGTGATTGACAACCTGTTCCCCGACATAGCACATGTTATAGACGGCGGCTTGGATAATCCGCTCCGTCTGTCGGGCGATATACTCGTTGACGGCTGTGTCGGGTGTTCTGTTTGTTATCGGCATAGTTATTTTCCTCAAATTCGCCGTATTTCAGCGTTTCATTTTTGAATGGTATATTTATACCATAAAAGAACTTCAACGCCGCATTCGGGCTGATTCACGTTATACCAAAATCCTCAGTTCGCAGACGGCTTCAAAAGGCTCGGTCTGAATGACAGAGAACTCGCCGACATCATTCCCCTGACGGTTTTTCAACCGTATCTGCTCAGCGTCGAACGGCTGCAGCTCTATCAGGACGGTATATTCAGCCGTCGTGAAGTGTTCGCCGTTCACCCGCCCGAGGTTACTATACTTATTAGCATAGTACTGACAGGGTATCGGGTCGCCCCATGTCGCCGCCTCAGGTTTCACGGGGTAACCCGTTTCAGGGTCAATCCCCGACGCTGTCGCTTTCTGTTTCAGCTCTATGGTGCCGTTCTCTATTATCATAGCCGTGAACCTTTGTATCCGTATGTCGGTTGCATTGATGAGCTTTCCTCCTCGAACTCGTCGTACAGCCCGTTCGCCTGATTACGCAGCTGTTTGCGCTGCTCGTCAGTGAAACCGAAAGACTGCCCGCCCTGTGTGATGTCCGGGGCGAGGGAGAGCCACAACAGCAGATCAGCCTTGGCGAGGTTGTACGCCTTGCCACGCTGAACAGCCTGTGTCGCTTCGTCGCCCAACGTCAGCCCCCGCAGCTCCGCCGTCTGTACGAGCGTGCGGAGCGGAATGGGATAGGCGTTGACACCTTTCAATGATTCGAGTATTGTTGCCATATTCTCAGCTTCCTTACGTGATGATTATTACTCCCAATCTTTCGCGTCGGTGCGGATATACAGGTTGCGGTAAGCTGTGTCGAATACCGGGACTGCGTCAGCCTGACCGATAGTAACCTCAGCCTGCGGCTCGGCTGTACCGTACTTCTTGACGATAGTATGGCTGCGCTCTGCACGGAGGATAAGGTCGCTCTCCTCTTTGAGGATGTCGTACTGAGTAGTACCGAGGCGTTCGTTCTCAGAGAGAATCAAACGGCGGTCTTCAAACGGGTTGCCGCTTGTCTGTGTACCGTCCGCAAATTCGCGGGTGATAGTTTGGTCAATGACACGGAGCTGCAAGCCATTGAGCCAAGCCTGTTTTGCAAGCATTTGGTTTATGGAAGCGAGGTCGGGTGTCTGTGAGATGTTCAGGGCGTTGGAAGCGAAAGATGCACAAGCCTTGATAATCTGATCTGCGGAGGCGATACGATACAGCTCGTCGAGGTTCACGAACGCGAACTTCGGGTTGAGCTTCAATGTCTTCGCAAACTTGATAGCCTTAGCGAGGTCGCCGATGATATCAGCGTTGGTGCTGTCGCCCCAATCGGCAGAGGTCTTCAACTTCTGTTCAGCGTCAACGTCGTAGTCGAGGTCGAATTCATTCGCATAGGTTGCGTTGGTGGTTGTGCTGAACTCCAACTTACCTGCGTTGGAAGCGAGTTTCCAAGCAATGTATTCCAACTCTGACTGAACGCCGTTAAAACAGAAGTCCACGTCCTCGCCCCAAAACTGAACGAGCTTCGTAGCGTCGTCGTCCTGAGCGAAAGCAAGCTCGGTCTGATACTCCTTAATCTCGGCACGTGTCATTTCACGGCTGATAGAGATGAACGGGATATCGCCCTTTGCGCTCTCGAAGATAGGACGACGCTTGCGGATTGTAGTACCGTTGTCCGTGTGGAGGTCGGCGGCTACATTAGCCTTAGCGATTTGGTTCTGCAGGGTCTTCCAAATGAAGCCATTTACCTTTTTTACAGGGAAATGGGTGCCGAAGTAGAACGGTGTCGCGTCTGCGGTGTTCAGACGAGATTGCACCATCTGCTGTGTGAGCCCATGAATGAGGGTGTTTACAATAGTTGCCATAATTTCTTCGTCTGATTAATAGTTTACAATGTTCGGGATATAACTCTTGACACAGTCCGGGAGGACGTTGCCCTTAGTGACGGCGATAAGCCAAGCGTCTGTGTCGAGGTTCTGTTTCGGCAGGACGGGCTTACCTGTGCCGACAACGGCAAGCGGGGTGTACTTCAATGCAGAAGTAGAGGTTGAAGCAGCCTTGGCTTCTGCGATTGCGCCGCCCTTGTCAATCTTGCCGATAGCCGAGCCGATGGTCAGCGTGTCGGAATCCTTGTCGGAGCTGTCAACGGCTGTGATTTCAACAGCCGCACCCTTCTCCTTCAACAGGATGAAGTCGCCGACCTTGAAGTTGCTGAACTTACCGACCTTGATCGTGGTGTCATCGGCAGCAACAGCCGCAACGACGACCGCAGTCTTTACGACATGGCAGATGCCGTCAACGGGAGCGGAAAGCACCGCACCCTCTCTCAGATAATCGCCGCCCAACTCAGCTGTGTTCACGGAAACGCCGCCTCGGATGTCAGCGATTTTGTGCATAAGGACACGAGGTGTACGTGTGTCCTTACGACGTTGTACTGTCATACTCATTTTGCGTACATTTTAAATTGTTAGACATTTAGAACGGCTGTTGCCCGTCTTTCGGCTTGCCCTCGCGCACGGCGATTGCAGCCTCCTGTTCCTTGGACAGTTGTCCGTTCTGTTGACTTCCGCCGCCGACCCCGGCTGCGGGCTTGCCGAAAACAGCCCCTTTCGCGTTCAGCTCTGCGGCTATGCCGTCGACCTCTGTTGTGATTTCGCCGAGGAGTGTGGTGAACTCGTCGTCTTTCAGCGAGTCAATGGCTGTGCGCTCATACGACTTGCGGAGGTTCTCGGGCAGCTTGGAAATGACGTTGGCAAGTTGCTGCTTGCGGGTTTCGGTTGTGCGGCTGTGTTCCATGTTGTTCAAACGTTCCGTCAGGGCGGTCATTCCGTCCGTGAGGGTCTTTGCCCAAGCGGGAACAGTGTCAGCACCCCCGGCTGTTGGAGGTGTGATTACAGTTGCAGCAGGTTGTCCCTGTTGTCCGCCCGGCTGTTGTACCTCAACAGGCTTACCGTCTTTGAGATTGTGGTTGCGCTCGTAATTGTTTACGGCTGTCTGAGCGGCTTCCGTCGCACGACTATCAGCGTAACCGTCGATAAGTTGCTGAAGCGTAACCCCCTCCACAGCGGTTGTTACCTGCTCGGCTGACGTGACAGTCTTGCTCAGCTTATCAGCAATCCTGCCCAAGACACTGTCGCTGACCCCCTGAAATTTGGCTTTCAGCGCATCTAAAATCTGTTGTCTGTAGTTCATATATCAATAGTTTTAACTGTTTGTATAAATTGTTCAGTGGCACAAAGATAATACTTTATTCCGAAAGTGATTATACGAAAATCACATTATTTTCAATTTTTCGCAAAAATAATTTGGAAGTGAGGAATATTTTGTTATACCCTGTGATTGGGTGTGATTTCTTCCCGATTCAAAAAAAATTAACCGCTCAGTTAAAAATTCTCGGAGGAAAGTTTGTTATTTTCAAAATACTTCACTTATATTTGCAACGTGATTATAAGATAAGCACGTTGAACCCTTTAAAAAACAGCAATTATGGCAGCAACAGTTTTAACATACAGCACAGCAACAATCAACCGCAACTACCGCATTAAGGTTGCCGGGGTTGACAATGAGGGCAAGAAGATAAACAAGCTCGTTGGCGTATCAGGTATGCTCGAGCTGATAGGTATCGAACTCGCTCAGAAGTTTCTCGACAGAGCCAACCGCTCCATGGAGGACTTCACGGTATGCAAACTGCGCCGGGGCTTGAAAGTGACTTTCTATAACAAATAACCGTTTAAACCGAACAGCGATATGAAGAAGAAAAGACAAACATTCGAGGAGCGGGTTCAGGCGATGAGCCCCTCCGAGTTAGATTGGGAGAAGCTCTATTGGGAGATTCTCGTTGACCGCTATCAGGACATCAGCCGTTGGGGTTGGAATAAACTCCAAGAGGCTAAGAACCACCTCGCCGTTGTATGCCGGGCGATTCGCCGGGCTGAGCAACAGCCGACGTTGGACGCTGCCTACTGCGCAGGGTTCGAGCCAAGCTCGGACACGCTCACAGACGAAGCCCTGTATCAGGAGGCACAGGCTTACTTAGAGATTTCAGTAACTTTTTAATAACCAATTTTTAACAGTTTTAAATCATGGAAGCAACAATGAATTCCACAGCAACCCAACAGGGGTTGAACGAGGTTGTTATCAACCGTGTTCAGAGAATGATTGACGGCAAAGCCGTCGGAGTACAGGCAACAATGGAACGCCTCATCAACGAGGGACGTATCGCACAGGACTATATCGCCCCGCTCGGTGTGAACCTCCGTGCGCAGGGCGAGGTTCCTGTTATCAGCTTCAACGGGGCTACCGAGAAGCTGATGATGAACATGCCCGACGGAACGTTCGAGATGCACGACAACGCAATCGCTCAGATTGCCGACCGTATGGGCATTCCGCAGCGATACCTCAGACAGCTTGCCGGGGGTAAGCCTTGGGCTGTGAACCTCGCCGCCACAATGCTCAACGAGCACAGCGGTTGGACGCAGCGCAGCCGAGTTCTCGTGAGAACCGTCGGCACACAGGTTCGCGGTATATTGAGCGACAGCTACCGCCGCCTGAACAGCGTTGAGATACTGACGGCTTTCGTACAGGAGGCTTCGGCTCAGGGCGCAGTTATCTCGGACGCATACATGAACGACACCAAGGTATGGGCTGAAACCATACTGCCGCAGCCGCTCGTTGTTCCGACAGCGAAGAACGGCGACGTGGTTATCTTCGCCGGGGCAAGGTTCAGCACCTCGGACTATGGCGACGGGGCTGTTGACATGCGGGCATTCCTGTTGAACGGGGCTTGCCTGAATGGTATGGTTCGCGAGAGCGTGATGAAACAGGTTCACCTCGGTTCCAAGCTCCCCGACAACCTGCAGCTCTCTCAGCAGACCTACGAGCTTGACACGAAGACCACCGTGTCAGCCGTGAGCGACCTGACGAAGGGCTTGTTCAGCCGTGACAACCTCATGCAGAAAGCCTACGAGATACAGGGCGCAAGCGAGATGGAGGTTGACATGGCTCAGGAGCTCCACCGCCTGACCCGTGACGGCGGGCTGTTGAAGCAGGAGGGCAAGGAGGTTGAAAAAATCCTCATGCGCAACAGCCCCGAGGACGGCGTACAGGGCGCAGCCACCCTTTGGAAGCTGACACAGGCTATCACAGCCCACGCCCGAGACCTCACGCCTGAGAGAAGCCGTGAATTACACGAAATTTCGGGCGCACTCCTCAACCGTGTTAAATTACAGGCATAATCATTAATCGCCCGGCACACGCCGCCAAAATAAGCGACAGCGGGTGCCGGGCTTAAATAGTCAATAACGATGAAGACATCAACTACATTTCGTATCGTACAGTCCGCAGGACAGGCGGGGTATAGATGCACACGAGTGCTGTTCAGCAGCGACAACAGGGAAGAAGCGCAACGCCGCTTCGAGGAACTCTACGAGGAGGCACATGACCGCCTCGGCTCTTTCTGTGAGCGACGGGGAGCGGTCGAGATTACCGCCGCCGACTATGAGGAATTGGATATTATCACGCTCGACGAGTTCACAGCCGACTATGGCACATCGACCGAAACGGTTGAACTCGAGGAGGAAATCTTGTAAGGTTATGGCACAGTCAGAAGCATTGAAACGGTACAGGGAGCTGTCGAACGAACAGCCCGCCGGGGGTGATTACTTCTTTGCGTTC